CATTCCAAACTTGGACAACCACTATCATCAACGATACATCTTTTGATATTCGTAACGCAATAGAAAGATGGTCAAATGGTATCAACAACCATTCAGACAACGAAGGATTATCAAACCCTACAGACTATCAAGTGGACGCATTTGTCGACCATTTAGATAGAAGTGGGAATACTTTGAAATCTTATACCTTTAGAGGCTTATGGCCATTAACTATAGGTACAGTTGACTTGAATATGGACCAAGTATCAGCACTTGAAACTTTTGAGTGTACTTGGAGATATCAATACTGGGAATCAAATACCACAACTTAATTGTGATAGGGGCGTCCTCCGGGACGCCCTAAATATATAAAAAGGAGTAAAAGTAGTGGCAGAAATTTTTGGATTTGAAATCAAACGTAAACCAACGGCTTCTAATAGTCAATCATTTACAGCACCAACAGCTGACGATGGTACACAGACTATTATGGGTGGTGGTCACTTTGGTACATACCTCGACATAGAGGGTAAAGTAAATAACGAGGCAGACTTAGTTCGCAGGTATAGAGAGGTTGCAATACAACCTGAATGTGACCAGGCGATAGAAGAAATTATCAGCGAAGCAATTGTTGTTGATGATAATAAAGAGACGGTCAGACTTAACTTAGGTAAAGTACCGTTCTCACCTAAAATCAAAAAAAGTATAAATGAAGAATTTAATAACATCCTGTCTTTGATAGAATTTGAAAACAAAGGACATGATATTTTTAGAAGATGGTACGTTGATGGTAGAATAGTGTATCATAAAGTAATAGACCCTAAAAATGTTAAAGCAGGTATAACAGAATTACGTTACATTGACCCTCGTAAGATTAAGAAGGTCAGAGCAGCAAAACAAAAACCAGGTGCAGAAAGTTTTGCACCAAAAGACCCTAACAAACCTGGGGTTGTAGAATTTGAAGAATTTTTTATCTACAATGAAAAAGGTGTACAACCTGGCGCAAGTGCAACACAGGGTTTAAAAATTGCAAAAGACGCTATAGCATTTTGTCCTAGTGGTCTTGTCGACCAACAAAAGAATATGATATTGTCTTACTTACATAAGGCAATCAAACCAGTTAATCAACTGAGAATGATTGAGGATAGTGTAGTCATATACCGTATTAGTAGGGCACCAGAAAGAAGAATTTTTTATATTGATGTAGGTAATTTACCAAAAGTAAAGGCTGAACAATATCTAAAAGACGTTATGAACAGATATAGAAACAAACTTGTTTATGACGCTAGCACGGGAGAGATAAGAGACGATAGACAGTATATGTCTATGCTAGAAGACTTTTGGCTACCTAGACGTGAAGGTGGGAGAGGAACAGAAATTACTACATTACCAGGTGGTTCAAACTTAGGTGAGATAGATGATATTAAATATTTTCAAAAGAAATTGTTTCAATCATTGAATGTTCCTTCTTCTCGTTTAGAGGCTGAAGGTAGTTTCAACATGGGTGTTGCAACAGAAATTAATAGAGACGAATTAAAGTTTAGTAAATTTGTATATAGACTAAGAAATCGTTTTAATAATTTATTCCATGACCTGCTAAAAACACAGTTAATTCTCAAAGGTATTATTACTATTGAGGATTGGGAAAACTCTTTGGCACGTACCATACGTTACGATTATGTGAATGATGGTTATTTTGCTGAGATAAAAGAAAGTGAAATGCTTAAAAACCGTATGCAAATCTTTGCAGAGATGAAGAACAATGAAATGGTTGGTACATTCTTTTCACAAGATTTCGTAATGAGACATATATTAAAAATGTCAGATGGTGAAATGTTAGAACAACAAGAAAAGATTGCTGCTGAAGCAAAAGCGGCAGAACAGCAACAAGAAGATGAACCTGAACAACAGGACCAAGAAGGAGATAATGATGACGGACAAGAATAATCCTACAAGGGATATGATAGACGCTTTAGCCAATGATGATACTATTGAAGCAGAGAAAAACTTTAAGGGTGCATTGAGTGCTAAAGTAGGTACAGAGCTAGATGATAAAAGAAAAGATTTAGCAAGTACAATAATGGCAAAACCACCAGAAAGTACAAATGACGATAACGCTGAGCAATCTACGGAAATTGACGATTGAGAGAGACGAACATAAACGTTCTCCAGTCTATAAAAAACAATCACCAAAGGCCAAAAAGGCAATTGATGATGTAATGACTATGTTGGCAAAAACGCCATCAAAGGTCTTAACTACGTTTCCAAAAATAATTAAGGACGTGGCAAAAAAGTATGGCGTTAAGCCAAAAGATATTGAAACCTATTTCGCAAAAGAAACAGGTCTAACCATATAAAGGAGAGTAAAAATGGCAGTAGTAAATAAAAGAACATTGGTAGATAGTGGCACACGCCATGTCGTAATGTTTGAAATCAACAATGCAACAAATGATGCAGTACAAGTGATAGACGCTTCAGCATTAAGAGGTCATTCTAGTAATCCAACACTAGACATTAGAAGTATTAAATGGAATACAACCGCGGCAACAAGTGATTTAGCATTTGAATTTGACGCTAGTACAGACGACCACGCAATATCAGTACATGGTAGTGGTGAGTATGGTTTTCATGGTAAACAACCAATGATAACAAATCCAGAAAGTTCTGGCGTAACTGGTGATATAGTTATCACTAACGCAAGTGCTATTACAGGTACTTTTATTTTAGAAGTAGCAAAAACTAAAGGTTATACTAACTCAGGACAAACAAGATAATGGCTGATACAGTAACTTCACAAACTATAACAGATGTAGCCGGCACAAAGACCGTAATGAAATTTACGAATAAGAGTGACGGTACAGGAGAAACACTTGTAGCAAAGATGGACGCTAGTGAATTAAATCACGCTTCAACATCTACAAAGATTGCAAGAGTAATTTATAGTATTAACACAACGGATCCTAAAGGGTCCGTTGAAATACTCTTTGACGGTACAACAAATGCAACCGCATTGTTTCTTGCCGGTCAAGGTACAATAGATTTACAAACATCTGCTATACAGATATCTAACAATGCGAGCTCACCAACAGGCGACATTTTGTTTTCCACTCACAATTTTGTAAATGGAGACAGTTATTCCGTCATTTTAGAGGTTAGATAATATAAATAGAACAAAAGGGGAAAATACGCAACATGAAACTAATTAGAGAAGAAATCAATCAGGCTGAATACATTATTGAAGCAGATAATAATGGTAAAAAGTCTCATAAAATTAAAGGTATCTTCATGCAGGCAAACATTAAAAACCGCAATGGTCGTGTTTACCCACAGGAAGTATTAGAAAAAGAAGTAGGCAGATATAATAGAGAATTTGTACAGAAAAAAAGAGCGTTTGGTGAGTTAGGACATCCTGATGGACCAACAGTTAATTTAGAGAGAGTATCACATATCATAACTAAACTTGAAGGTGATAACAAAGGTAACTATATTGGTGAGGCAAAAATTACAGATACACCATATGGTAAGATTGTAAAATCTCTAATTGACGAAGGCGCACAATTAGGAGTTTCATCTAGGGGCATGGGTTCCTTGGAGAATAAAGGTGGTACGAACTATGTAAAATCAGACTTTTACTTAGCAACTGCTGCTGATATTGTTGCAGACCCTTCAGCACCTCAAGCATTCGTCAATGGCGTAATGGAAGGTAAAGAATGGGTATGGGACAATGGTATTATCAAGGAACAAGATGTTTCTGAAATACAAGACCAACTAAACCGTGCTAGGCGTGATGAGATTGCCAAAGCGCAAACTACTGCTTTTAATAATTTCATGCAGAAATTAACAAAACAATAAATAGTAGTACGCAATTTAAAATATTTTAAAATACGGAGAGATATTAAAAATGTCAGAAGAATTAAATAACGAAACAGAAATCGTTTCTGAAGCTCCTAAGGGACAAGACGCACCAAAAGCAGGTGCGACTAAAGGTGATTCTATGGTAAAAGGCGGTGATTACGAAGACGGAGGACCAGCAGTAGTTAGTCCTGACACAAAATCTTCACCAACTGACCACGCTAAAAAAGCGAAAAAAGATTCATCTGCTCCTACGAAAGGTGCCGGTGCTCCGGAATCTGCTGAAAAAATGAAAAAAGAAGACGCAGATATGGACGACGCTGATGAAAAAGAAGACGATAAAGAAGATGAAAAAGAAGTGGAAGAAGCAATGCCTAAAACTAAATCAGGCATGATTCAAGCAATGTATGACAACATGAATAAAATGAAAAAGTCAGATATTCAAGCTTCTTACAAAAAAGTCATGGCTGCGATGAAAGGCATGGACGAAGAAGACGAAGACGAAGACGAAGATAAAAAAGAAAAAGAAATGGCATCTGCCTCTGAGAAAAAAGAAGCAGTAGAAAAAAGAGTAAAATCTATTGATGTATCAAATGATGTTAACGCTCTTGTTTCTGGCGATGATAGTTTATCTGAGGATTTTAAAACTAAAGCTGCAACAATCTTTGAAGCGGCAGTTAAATCAAAAGTAAAATCTGAAATTGAAAGATTAGAAGATGAATACTCAAATGAAATAACTGAAGCGAAAGAAAGTGTTAAAGAAGATTTAACTAATAAAGTTGATAACTACTTAAACTATGTTGTGGAAGAGTGGATGAAAGAAAACGAATTAGCAATTGAAAAAGGTATCAAAGGCGAAATTGCGGAAGATTTCATTGGCGGTCTAAAACAATTATTTGAAGACCATTACATTGACGTACCAGATGAAAAATATGATGTCCTAGAGGCAAAAGAAAAAGAACTGGACGAAGCGAAAGCTAAAATTAATGAAATGACGGCTTCAATGATTGAAAAGTCTCAACAAATCGCAGAGTTTACTAAAGAAGAAATTTTAGAAGACATTACATCTGGTCTTGCAGACACAGAAGTAGAAAAACTAAAATCTTTAGTAGAAGATATAAGTTACGAAGGTGCTGATGAGTACAAGAAAAAATTAGAAACTATTAAAGAATCTTATTTTGGTGCGTCAAAAGCAGCTCCGGAATCAACTGAAAACGTTGATACAATTAATAACACTAGTAATGACAGCACAGTAGCGGATATGTCTGATAGCATGTCTCGTTATACGGATGCAATTAGTAGGGTAAAAGGTAGAGATATCTACAATAACCAATAATTAAGAAAAGGATAGAATTAAAATGTATAATTCAGAAAACTTACAGGAAAAGTGGTCTCCGGTTCTTGAGCATGCGGATCTACCAAAAATAGATAACCCATACAAAAGAGCGGTAACTGCTGTTATCCTAGAAAACCAAGAAAAAGCGGCGAAAGAAGACAAAGCTTTCTTAGGTGAGATTGCGAATGTAACTGGTTCAGCGATAGCTAACTGGGACCCAATCCTAATTTCACTTGTAAGAAGAGCGATGCCAAATCTTATCGCTTACGACATCTGTGGCGTTCAACCAATGACAGGACCAACTGGTCTTATCTTTGCAATGAAGTCCAGATTTACTTCAAACTCAGGTACAGAAGCACTATTTAACGAAGCAGATTCAGATTTCTCTGGAACTGGAACTCAAAGTGGTACTCTAAATCCAGGGTTGATGAACGATACTACAACTTCCGTTACTGCTGGTACTGGTATTGCAACTGCTACGGCAGAAGCATCATCATCTTTTGCAGAAATGGCGTTCAGTATTGAGAAATCAACTGTAACAGCTAAAACTAGACAGTTAAAAGCTGAGTACACAATGGAACTTGCACAAGACCTTAAAGCAATTCACGGCTTAGACGCTGAAACTGAATTAGCTAACATCTTGTCTGCTGAGATTCTTGCTGAGATTAACCGTGAAGTAGTAAGAACTATTTACGAAAAAGCAAAAAAAGGTGCAGGTGTTAATACAACTACTGCTGGAACTTTCGACCTTGATACTGATTCAAATGGTAGATGGTCTGTTGAGAAATTCAAAGGACTAATGTTCCAAGTTGAAAGAGACGCTAACGTAATCGCACAAGAAACAAGAAGAGGAAAAGGTAACATTGTTATCTGTTCATCTGACGTAGCAAGTGCTTTACAAATGGCAGGTATCTTAGATTACACTCCTGCTTTAAACAACAGTCTAAACGTAGATGATACTGGTAATACTTTTGCTGGAACATTAAACGGTAGATACAAAGTATACATTGATCCATATGCAAGTAACAATACTGCTGCTCAATACTATACTGTTGGATATAAAGGAACTTCACCTTACGATGCTGGTATGTTCTATTGCCCATACGTTCCACTACAAATGGTGAGAGCGGTTGGTGAGAACACATTCCAACCAAAAATTGGTTTCAAAACTAGATATGGTCTAATTAGAAACCCATTTGCGGAATCAAGTGCTCAAACTACTGACACTGGAAGTGACCAATCAAACATTTACTACAGAATGGTAAAAGTTACAAACTTAATGTAGGATTCATTTCCTCCAATGAAATCAAAGGCGCCCTTGTGGCGCCTTTTTTTTGGTCTCCTGTTCTTATACATAGTATAGTCATCAACTTAAACAACTAGCAGGTGAGGCTAGAGATATGGAGAATATATGTTTAAAAAACTGACTTCATTCCTGATTGTAGTATCAGGCATGATTTTATTATCTACAACTACACAAGCAAAAGACCCTAAAATTGGTTTCATCTACATTGGTCCTCCAGGCGACCACGGCTGGACTTATATGCACGACCAAGGTAGACAAGACATTGAAATTGAATTAGGTTTTGAAACCACATACATTGAAAACGTACCAGAAAACGCTGATGCTACTAGAGCAATACAAAAATTAGCAGCTTCTGGACACGATTTAATCTTTACAACATCTTTCAATTACATGGATCAAACTTTAGAAGTGGCAGAACAATACCCAGATATAAAGTTTGAACATGCAACTGGTTACAAAAGACTAGACAATGTTTCAACATATTCATCAAGGTTCTATGAAGGTAGAACTATTAGTGGACATATTGCCGCTAAAGAAAGTAAGACAGGCATTATAGGTTATATTGCCAGTTTTCCAATACCTGAAGTTGTAAGAGGTATTAACGCTTTCATGTTGGCTGCACAAAAGGTAAATCCAGATATTCAAATTAAGATTATATGGGCATACACTTGGTACGACCCGGCAAAAGAAGGTGATAGTGCAAAAACTTTAATCAATCAAGGTGCAGATATTATAGTACAACATACTGATACATATGCACCATGTAGAGTGGCACAGGAGATGGGTGTGAAAGCATTTGGTCAAGCAAGTGACCAATATAAGTTTTGTCCAGAGGCACATCTAACCGCAATCATTGATGAGTGGGGACCCTACTATGTTGCAAGAGCGAAAGCATTAGCAGATGGTACATGGGAATCTACTGATACATGGAAAGGTTTAGATAGTGGCATGGTACAAATGGCAAAATACACCAATATGCATCCAGATACAAAGTATGAGGCGATTGCCATAGAGAATGCTTTGAGTGAAGGTAAAATGCATTCCTTTGAAGGACCTATTTACAATCAGGCAGGCGAACTAATGGTACCAGAAGGTGAAATTGCACCTGACAGTATGTTACTAGGCATGAACTGGTACGTAAAAGGTATAGACGGACAACTACCACAATAATTAACAAAAGGCGCCTTCACGGCGCCTTATAAATAGTAGTATGACAGATTTAAGTTTATCAGAAAAACAACCTACTACTTTAGATTACGCTGACCCTACGAAATTTAAGTTTCAGATAATCAAATTACCTACTGTAGAGTACAATACCACAGCGGCAAACGTGCCTGGTATTACATTAACAGAAATGACCCAACCTACAAGACTACAACAATTAAAGATTGCAGGTAATGATATAAGCTTTGATGATTTAACAGTTACATTTATTGTAGATGATGAACTCATTAATTATAGAAAAGTACATGACTGGATGGTAGGTCTAGGTCAAGTAGATAATGATAACAAGTTTAGAGATATATTAACAGAAGGAAAAGATAGATTTCCTTTATCTCAATTACATGCAACAAAGGGTAGCACACCTGATGGTGCAGTATATTCAGACGCTAAACTTATACATTTGTCAAACAGAAACATACCTAAAGTAGAGGTAAGTTTTGTAGATTGTTACCCTAAATCATTAAGTGCTTTAGACTACAATCAAGGTGCAACTGATACAGAATACTTACAAGCGACAGTAACCTTTGGTTACAAGTATCACAGTTTCACTACGCCTTTTTAAGACGTATATATATTATTAGGATTAAATTATGAACTTAGACGAACTACAGCAGGCTGCTGAAAAAGATTTGAAGATTGACGATACTGAACTTGACATAGAAAGTTTAAATACACCAATCATACACGCCAAGTACCTCAAACATTACTCTACCTATAGTCTCATGCTGACAAAAGCACAGAGTGAATATTCTTCTTTGTATAAAAGAAAGTGGGTATTCTATACAGGTAAAGCAGACCCAGAGGAATATAAAGAGAAAAACTTTGAACTTAAAGTATTACGACAAGACGTAGGCACTTTTATAGAAGCAGATGAAGAAATTGTTAAACAACAACAAAAAGTTTCTTATTTAAAAATTGTATGCCATTATTTAGAGAACACATTGAAACAAGTCAACAACAGAGGTTTTCAAATAAAGAACGCCATTGACTGGAAGAGATTTACGGAAGGAAGTATGTAATGATATTTTGTATAGGTAACGGCGAAAGCAGAAAGAACTTTGATTTAGAAACACTACGACCATATGGTAAGATATATGGTTGTAACGGACTGTATAGAGATTTTACACCTGATATATTACTGGCAATGGACTATAACATATGCCACGAAATATATCGTAGTGGTTATGCCTTTGACCATCCTGTATATTTAAAAACATGGGAAAAAAATCCACATACCATGTATGAAAAACTATTTCATCCTGAAACCGCGGCTAAGTTTATTGGCCAAGACATCGACCCACATGAATATACTGATGAGTGGGCATGGCGTGGTGAGAAGAAAAAATTCTTTGTTTGTTGGGCAAACAATAGAGACGTAATGAAAAAGATGAGAGATGAACGAAAAGACTGGAACGAAGATGACTTTAAGTTGTATCTCAGCGAAGACCAAGAAGGTTATCTCATTACATGGACAAAGAAAAAAGATAAAGTAATGGGTCTAGGTAAATATGCGGCTGAGAAAACAAATGCAGGTATATTGATTGCACAGATGGCGGCAGATAAAGATAAACTTATATATCTACTAGGTTATGATTATTACTCTAAAGAGAAAACAGTAAACAATGTGTACAAAGGTACAAAAGGTTATGTGGGTACAAATGCACAAGCAATAGTACCAGATAACTGGATAATGCACACAAAGAGATTACTTAATCACTACGACAAAGACCACAAGTTTGTCCATGTTGGTGACCCTATAGAAGAATTAGCAGACAGAAAGAACTGGGAAAATATCTCTTACGAAGAACTCAATGAGCGAATTAGCCGTAACGAAATTTAACGAAGCGTACATTAAATGTACAAGTGAAGATTTAGGACTCTTACAGTCTCTATCTGACTTCTTTACGTTTCCTGTACCAGGTGCCAGTTTTATGCCATCAGTACGAGCAAAAAGATGGGACGGTAAAGTACGTCTTTTTTCAAAGGCGACAGGAAAAATTTATGCTGGACTGTTACCTTATATACAGCATTTTTGCAAGGAAAACAGCCATACAATCATACTAGACGAGTCCTTAACCATTGGTGGTGGCGTTCCTACCAATGATGTTTCCAAGTTTATAGACAAATTATCGTTAAAAGACATAGAGATAAGAGATTATCAGTTAAATGCGGTGACCCATGCATTAAACAATAAAAAGACAATACTATTATCACCTACTGCCTCAGGTAAGTCATTAATCATATATTGTATTATAAGAATGATGAAAGTTTTAGGTCACAGGTGTTTGTTGATTGTGCCTACCACATCTTTGGTAGAACAAATGTACAAAGACTTTATTGATTATGGTTGGGACGCTGAGAAGTATGTACAACGAAAGTATTATGGTTATGATATTGATGAAAGCAAACCTGTTGTTGTCTCTACATGGCAATCACTGGCCACCTTTGACAAGAAATACTTTGACCAATTTGGTTGTGTCATAGGTGATGAAGCACATTTATTTAAGTCTAAAGAGTTACAGAAAATATTAGGTGCTTTAATAAACGCTAAATATAGAATAGGTACCACTGGTACTTTAGATGATAGTAAGACACACAAGCTTGTACTTGAAGGTCTATTTGGCACCGTACATCATGTTACGACAACACGAGAGCTGATAGACAGGAAACAACTTGCTGACCTAAAAATACAATGTATTGTGTTGAAGTATCCTAAAGAGGATTGTATTCAAGTCAAAGGTCTAAAGTACCAGGAAGAAATGGATTTTATAGTTTCACATGAAAAGAGAAACAAGTTTATTCGTAACTTAGTACGAAAACAAACTGGTAATACTTTGGTATTATTTCAGTATGTAGAAAAACATGGTAAGATATTACATCAAATGATTGGTGATACTATTGACCCACAAACACGAAAACTCTTTTTTGTTTATGGTGGTACAGATACAAAAGATAGAGAAACAGTCAGGAGTATAACAGAAAATGAGACCAATGCTATTATCGTTGCAAGCTACGGTACGTTCAGTACCGGTATTAACATCCGCAATTTACATAACATTGTTTTTGCTAGTCCTTCTAAATCTAAAATTCGCAATCTCCAGTCTATTGGTAGGGGTCTTCGTCTTGGTGGTAATAAAGACGTTGCTACGTTGTATGATATATCTGATGATTTTACCTATAAGAGTTATAAGAACTTTACTATGAACCATTTCCTAGAAAGGATAAATATCTATAGTGAGCAAGAGTTTGACTATGAAATATTTAATGTGGACCTTATATGACAGATAGAAAAGAAATAAAAACAAAGACAGTTACAATACCTACACCTAGAATGTTAAAATTATCAACAGGTGAACAGGTTATCTGTATCATGTATGTACAGGAAGGTAGTGATTTTATTCGCTTATCTGACCCTTATAAAATAGAATTACATAATTTTGATATGGATCCTACACAATACTATATGGAAGAAAGAATGTCAATGAAACCTTGGGTGTGGCAATCCAGTGATAAAATCTTTTCTATACATAAGAATAATATAATGACTATCGCCATGCCTAACGCAGAAATCAAAGATTACTATAATAATATACGTTTAGGACATATAAAGATTCCTGCACAGGAAAAACTAAAACCCATGCCTAGTGAGGACGAGTTTAACAGATTACTTGATAAACTTGGTGATGAAGACTACTTTGATGTCATTGAACATCTTAAAGGTAAGAAAACGGTACACTAAGATATACCTGTATCTGAAGGAGGGACACCGCCCATTATATACTAACCCACCAATAAAGTCAAGCCTTTTTTTAATTAATTTATTAAAGCTTTACTTTTTATCAAAAATGTGTTATAATACATATAATTTAATAAAGGAAATTTATTATGACTGAAACAGTAAAACTAAAAACACCTAAGAAAAAGGAACATTATGTTTCCAATAAGGAGTTTTTAGTTGCAATGAAAGAATTTAAAAAGAAGTGTTTAGCTGCAGAGAAAAGAGGAAGAAGGCAACCACCTATAAGTGATTACATAGGTGAATGTTTTTTAAAGATTGCCAATCACCTATCTTACAGACCAAACTTCATTAACTACACATACAAAGAAGATATGATATCTGATGGTATAGAGAATTGCCTACAGTATGTATCAAACTTTGATCCAGAAAAAAGTAACAATCCTTTTGCTTACTTTACACAAATTATATACTACGCTTTTATTCGTAGAATACAAAAAGAAAAGAAACAAACAACAATCAAACAGAAACTTATTCTTAAATCAGGCCTAGATGAATTAGTTTTACAGGCCGGTGATGATGGTGACTATCAAAATCAATATGCGGACTTTCTAAAGAAGAACATGATTGAGACAGAACCAGAGAAACCAAAAGAGAAAAAGGTAAGAAAGAAAGAACCTAAGAAATTAGAATACTTTATGCAATGACAGAAAAGATTATAATTGTAGGAGGTGGTAGTGCAGGCTGGATGTCAGCGGCAACACTTATCAAAGCCTTTCCTCACAAAGACATCACCGTAATAGAAAGTCCTAATACACCCACCGTAGGTGTAGGTGAAAGTACCATTGGTAGTATTAATGATTGGTTATCTTTCTTAGAACTAGAAGATAAGGACTGGATGCCTCATGTAGGTGCTTCCTATAAATTAAGTATTAAGTTTACAGACTTTTATAAAAAAGGTGAAGAATTTCATTACCCATTTGGTTTACCTTATGAACCTTATATTTCTAATGATACACGAAACAAATGGTATTTAAAGAAACATTTACAGAATTGTAAAACATCTGACTATGCTGAATGTATGGCACCACAAATTGCCTTAGCGAATACAAACAAAATGGCAAAATCTTTTGATGGTTTTGATTATCACAAAGACGCTGCTTATCATTTTGACGCTTTACTCTTTGCAAAATATCTAAAAGAGAATTATTGTTTACCAAGAGGTGTAAAACATATAAAAGAACATATAAACACCGTAGAAACAAATGAACATGGTATTATATCATTGAACGATAAACATACTGCCGACCTATACTTAGATTGCACAGGCTTTAAATCTTTGTTAATGAAAGAAGTAAATAGTAAGTTTATTCACATGAACCATATTTTACCAAATGATAGTGCATGGTCAACAAAATTAGAATATACAGATAAAGAAAAACAATTAGAACCATATACAAATTGTACCGCTATAGAAAACGGTTGGGTATGGAATATACCTCAATGGCAAAAGATTGGTACTGGTTATGTTTATTCAAGTAAGTATATTGATGATGACCAAGCGTTAGAAGACTTTCATAACTATTTGGGAAAACCAAAGAATGTAAATTATAAAAAAACAGGTATGAGAGTAGGTAGACATAAACATATGTGGAAAAAGAATGTATGCTCTATAGGACTGGCTGCAGGTTTTATTGAACCTTTAGAAAGTACAGGTCTCCTTCAAACACATGTATTTTTATTAAAACTTGTAAAGAATTTAGAACGAGGCAAAGTATCACAGTTTGATAAAGATACACACAATTTAGAATGTAATGATATATTTGATAACTTTGTTGCCTTTGTGGCGATGCATTATTCTTTATCACATAGAGACGATACACAATATTGGCGTGATGTAAGAGAAAGAAGTATTGCGGAGTTAGAACTAGTGCAAAAAGTAATGAAAGTAAAACACATTGACCATTATTTTACAATAGATGGTGGTATGCATTATATTGCCACAGGTATGAATTATGATCCTATCTCTATGACAGATATATTAACAAAACAATATGAAATAGACACAGATATAATAGATGAAAAATATGTGGCAACATTTGATACAAATAAGAATAGATGGAAAAATAATGCCAAAAAAGAACTTACATTATATAAATTTTTAAAGGAGAATATACATGGGTAAAATTGCCTTGATTAACGACACCCATTTAGGTTGTAGAAATGATAATCCTAATTACCATGAGTATATCTACAAGTTTTGGGAAGAACAGTTTTTTCCTTATATAGAACAAAACAATATAGATACAATCATACATTTAGGTGACGTGTTAGATAGACGTAAGTATGTGAATTTTAAAACACTACAAGATTTTAATGAAAGAATAGTGAAAAGATTAAATTTATATAATGTACATATCATTGTAGGTAACCATGACACCTATTATAAGAACACAAACAATGTCAATGCACCACAAGAATTGCTAAGTCAATACCATGTTTATAGTCAACCAACAAAGGTGACAATAGATGATATGAACATGTTAATGATACCTTGGGTAACACCTGAGAACTATGATAAAACAAAGATGATGTTAGAACAAGAAAGTGCTGACATGGTACTAGGTCATTTAGAAATCAAAGGTTTTGAAATGCACAATGGTCATGTGAGTGATACAGGTTTAGAACAATCATTATTCAGTAGATATGAAAAAGTATTATCTGGTCACTTTCACAAAAAGAGTGACAACGGCCATATATACTATTTGGGTAGTCAATATGAAATGACTTGGTCAGATTATAATTGTCCTAAACACTTTCATGTACTGGACACAGAAACAAGAGAAATAGAAGCCATTCGTAACCCTTTGACTATTCATTCTAAAATATATTACAATGATGAAACAACAGACTATGCAAATTTTGATTATAATACATGCAACCATAAATATATTAAACTCATTGTAGAAAAGAAAACAGATTACTTTATGTTTGATAAGTTTGTTGATAACATATATCAAAACGCCAAACCTTATGACTTAAAGATAATAGAAGACTATTCAGACTTAGACGCTACGAGTGTGGCAGATGATATAGTGGAACAAAGTGAAGATACCCCTACTTTACTGGACACCTATATAGAACAAACAGATACTACCTTAGATAAAGGTAGATTAAAAAACTTGATGAAAAGTTTATACACGGAGGCATTTGATTATGAGTAATGATTATCCAGACCACTTGTATTATAACAATACATACTTTTTTGGTCCTTATTTACATCATGGTAGAGTTGACCCTAAATTCATTAAAGACTTATTAGCCATAGGTGAGAAATCACAGGATATGATTGATATGAAAAAGAACTTAGCAGGTGATTTAAAAGGTGAGTGGAAGTTTAGTGAAGAAGACCAAAGATGGTTCTGTAAACACATGAGATTAAACTTTGAACATTATATGAAACAACGTGCCAGTTGGCATGCTGACCCAGAATTAGAAAAAAGAGGATATATTATAGATAACGTATGGATTAATTATCAACATCCAGGTGATTATCAACCAGAACATATACATGCAGGTGATTTTAGTTGGGTTATCTATTTACAGAATCCACCAGGACTAGAAGAAGAAAGAGATAACCACGATACACGAGGTCCTGCACCAGGTACAATTACCTTCTCTTATGGTGAGGGTGTGGGTATGACAATTGAAAACTATGCCGTAATAAATCAAAACTTTGCCAATAAAGTAGGTGACTTCTTTATATTTCCGGCACAATTAAGGCATTCTGTACCACAATTTAAGAGTGATGGTGTAAGAATATCTATAAGTGGGAATGGTAGTTTCCAAGAAAAACATAGTCCATATAATGATTACTTTTATGGCGCACAAAGAATAAACAATTAATGATAATATTTGAAACGATAAGGTGGAAGAACTTTCTTTCCACTGGCAATACTGGTATAGAAGTAAAACTAAACGAACACCAAGATACACTTATTGTAGGTCACAATGGTGCAGGTAAATCAACAATACTTGACGCCTTGTGTTTTGGTCTTTTTAATAAACCTTTTAGAGATATTAAGAAAGAACAAATGGTCAATAGTGTTAATCTAGGTGGCACAGAAATAGAAATAGAGTTTAGTATCTCTAATAATAAGTACAGAATTAAACGTGGCATTAAACCTAATGTGTTTGAAATACACCTGAATGGTGAACTTGTCAACCAGGATGCCTCTATTGCTGACCAACAAAAATACTTAGAACAACAAATATTGAAATTTAATTACCGTAGTTTTACACAGGTTGTTATACTAGGCAGTAGTGCATTTGTACCTTTTATGGAATTAAAATCACCACATAGACGAGAAGTTGTGGAAGATATACTTGATATAAAGATATTTTCTGTAATGAATATGTTAGTAAAGATACAAATAAAAGAAATACAAGACCAGTTACGAGATATTGATAGAGAGATTGATATTACCAAAAACAAAGTAGAGACACAGGAAAGATATATTGAACAAACAGGTAAGCAAACACAATCTACAATAGATGATTACAATAAGAAGATACAAGAAAACAAAGACGCATTAAACAAATACAATGACCATAAAGCAGAGTTAGAAAAAGTATTAAACAAAGAAAAAGAAAAGATACTAGATGAGAATAAGGTACGAGAACAAGTAAAGAGATTAAATGCCTTTGAAACACAGTTTGAAACAAAAGTCAATGAGTGTACTAAACATAAAAAGTTTTATGAAGCACATGATAATTGTCCTACATGTCAACAGACTATAGACCCACAGTTTAAATCAGAAAAGATATCTAAAGAAAACAACCAGATGTTAAAGTTTAATCAGGCATTAGAAGATGTTGCCAAAGAAATATCTAGTAAACAACGAAGACTACAAGCCATTGCAAGTGTCTATGAGAATATGAAAGTAACAGAAATAGATATTGCGAAGTTTGAACAATCTAGTAACGAACTACAAAACATTAATCGTAAATTAGAAAGTCAAGTAAATACTCTTATGCAACAAAGTGAAGAAACAGGTAATGCAAAAGGTAAACTAGAGTCCTTACAAGAAATGATGGCACACCACGAGAGTGAACAGTTACGAAAAAAAGAAGAACTAGATTATCTACAGGCTGCCAGAGTAATGTTGGCAGATACAGGTATCAAAACAAAAGTTATCAAACAATATTTGCCTATAATGAACCAGTTGATAAACAAATATTTGGCATCTATGGACTTCTTTGTTAATTTTAAATTAGATGATGAGTTTAGAGAGATTATAAGAAGTAGATTCCGTGATGACTTTAGTTATAGTAGTTTTAGTGAAGGTGAAAAGATGAGAATAAATCTGGCACTATTGTTTACATGGCGTGCCATTGCTAAAATGAAGAACAGTATATCTACCAATCTATTAATGTTAGATGAAATATTTGACAGTAGTTTAGATGGTCAAGGTACAGATGACTTTCTAAAGATACTGAATACACTAGAAGGTGAGAATGTGTTTATCATATCACATAAGACAGACCTGATGGCAGATAAGTTTAAAAACATAATGAGATTTGAGAAGCATAAGAATTTTACAAGGATTGTTGAGTGAAATATTTTCCAGTAGTTGTAGATAATTTCTTCCGTAATCCAGATTTGATAAGAAAACTGGCATTGAGTTTAAACTATACACCTGATGATAAAGGTAGATGGCCTGGTCAGCGAAGCGAACAGTTACATACAATAGACTATGAATTGTTTATGAGTATTATGTTAAAGATTATGTCTATCTATACAGACTTTGCTTATTCAAACGTTACATGGGAAAATGCTAGTCTTTACTTTCACAAAATAAAAGATACAGGTGATAAAGAACTGAATAAAGGTTGGATTCATATTGACCAAGACTTTGAATTAGCAGGACTATGTTATTTGAATCCTGGTGTAAATGATATAAACACAGGCACCTCACTTCACTCAATAGAAGACCACCACAAGTACGAAAGACATTATTATAAACATTTGTATTATCGAGGCGACAATGTGGATATAAATGATTATAAGAAAGAACTGAAAGAACACAATGACAAATATACAGAAACAATGAGAATATCTAACGTGTATAATAGAATGATTACCTATGATACAAAAGAACATCATTGTTTAAATGGCATACCAGAGAATGAAGAAAGATTAACTATGTTATTGTTTATGAGTGATATATCACCAGAAGGTAAGTTTCCTGTTTCCAGAATACAAGATGAAAAACAGTATGATAACTTTATTGAAGAAAGGATAAATTTTTTATTATGAAGATAACAATTGCCAGATTACGAAGTGGTACAAATTATAAAGAACCACTACACGATATTATGGATAGTTTCTATGACCTATACAGACGATACATGGAAGAAAATACACAACACACTTATGGTGTTTATAACTTTGGATGGGGTCATGCAAACAGAAAAAAGTTAGATGATATACCAGATAGTGACGTTATTATTATACCAAGTGAGAATGAATTTACACAACACATTAAAAACTTTGTTGACCCAAGGCACAAAGCAAGAAGTGATGAAATGGTCAAACAAATAGGTGAACACCTATCAAACAAACATGTAATGATATGGCGTAGTGATAGAGCAGATAATGAAGAACTGTATCGTAACAAAACATTTAAAGACCAACCCATTGGTAAGTTTAGTACATTAGACGAAATGGATATACCTGGTGGCCTACATGGCATGAAGTATCATTTTATTACAGAAAACTATCCGGCAAAACTAGATGAAACACGAGACATAGATTTTGTCTATTGGGGTACAGATAAACGTAAGACAACAGAAAATGTTGAT